CTTGGAGCCAAGAAGGGTGGTTTAGGAAAAATTTTACTGGGGATAGCGTTAATTGCTAGTGGGAGCTGGTTAGCGCAACAAGCGATGGGACTGGCTGCAAGTGGTGCACTCGGTACTATTCCAGGTGCAGCGGCTATGGGAGAGTCGGGGTTATTAGGACTTAATGCGTTTTCTGCAGTTGGTACTATGGTGCAAGGAGCAGCTATGTCACTTGGTGTTGCAGCAGTACTCGGTGGAATTGCTCAATTATTAGCCCCCACACCGGAAGAGGAAGCAGAAAGTTTTACGTTTAGTGGACCTGTAAATACCGTGAGACAGGGAGTACCAGTTCCTCTTTGCTACGGGCAATTAATAGTGGGGGGCGCAGTAATAAGTTCGGGAATAATTTCAGAAGATAATAGTGCATAAAAAGGAAATAAATGAGCCAATTAACATCTAAAGCCGTTAGTAAAATTGTAGACTTAATATCTGAAGGAGAGATAGGGGGTCTTCTTAACGCTGAAAAGTCCATCTTTTTAGATGGTACTCCTATACAAGAGGCTGACGGAACTGATAATTTTGAAGGGGTTTCTTTTTCTTCTGTAAATGGTACTAATACTCAGTCTTACTTACCCGGGTATGCTGGGATAGAAACTTCCAATGAAGTGAATGTGAAAGTAAAGAACGGATCTCCTATTATTAAAACTATTTATTCTCGTTATTTGGATGCTGTTAGGGTAGATATCTTTTTTCCAGGCTTATCAAGACAAGATGACGGGGATATGCATGGTTCCTCTGCACAATTTAGAATACAATTACGAAAAGGAGCAAACGGAACGTGGGGTGCGGACGACGCCGTTATAACGGATACAGTTAGGGGAAAGGCTGCCCAAAGATTTGATAAAACTTTTAGAATAGATATACCAGAGGGTTGGAAAACTGCTGGGTTTAGTCAAGTAGGCGTAAGAGTAACGAGAATAAGTGCCGATTCCACAGATGATAACGTTATTAATGATTTGTATTTTGGTACGTATACTGAGGTTGTTTACAATAAATTAAGGTACCCAAATAGCGCTTTAGTGGGAACACAATTTGATGCTGAGCAGTTTAGCTCCGTACCTACTAGAGGTTACGAGATAAAAGGGGTTAAAGTAAAAGTTCCAAGTAACTATTCTCCTTGGGATCCAGGACACTGTTCTATTGGAGGTTATAGACGTAAAGATACTTGTCAAGTAGGAGGGGGTAGTTGGACAGGAACTACAACTTGGCCTGTTACAAATCTATATAGCGGTTCCTGGGATGGAACGTTTAAAACCGAATGGACGTGTAATCCTGCATGGATACTTTATGATTTATGCACAAATAAAAGATACGGATTAGGAGAGTGGCTTACTGAAAGTCAACTAGATAAATGGGCTTTATACGAAATAGCAAAATATTGTGATGCAGTAGATGCCTCCGGAAATTTTGTAGGAGTGGATGACGGCTGGGGAAATAAAGAAGCTAGATTTGCTTGTCACTTATACTTACAAACTGCCCAAGAAGCCTATAAAGTACTGAATGATATAGCAGCAGTTTTTAGAGGTTTAATATACTGGCAAGAAGGTAGAGTAACCCCCGTACAGGATGCTCCTAAAGATCCTGTAATGAATTTTAGTGAGGCTAATGTAATAGGAGGAGAGTTTATATATGAGGGCTCCTCTAAGAAGCAGAGACATAATGTAGCTTTAGTCACTTGGAATAACCCCGAAGATTTATACAAGAAAAATGTAGAGTATGTAGAGGATACAGAAGCTATAGCTCTAGCTAACTACCAAATAATTTCAAAAAATATTACGGCTTTAGGGTGTACTTCTCAGTCTCAAGCCCATAGAGTGGGTAAATGGCTTTTATATACAGAACGATATGAAACAGAGATTTGTACTTTCAAGACCGGGTTAGAGGCAGAGGGGCTTAGGCCGGGAGACCTTATAAAAATAGCAGATTCAAGTAGGTCCGGAAGACGGTATGGGGGCAGGGTAGCTTCAGGAAGTACTGATACTACAGTACAGCTTGACAGCGCTACTTCAGTGTACGCAGGTAAATCTTATAAACTAGCTTTAATTAACACAGAAACAGCTTGTGTGAGAGGTTCTTGTAGCAACGGGTCTTATACTACTCAATATGATTGTGAGTTAAATGGAGCTATATGGAATTCGGAAAAGCAGGCTGCAGCTACCGAAGAAGCCTGTATTAATGCTCATATTGATAATGAATGGAAACCTTACGTTTGGATTGAGCAAAAAGCTGTTAATACAGTAAGTAGTGACGCAAACGTAACAGAGTTGGAAGTAACTTCTGCATTTGAAAATATTCCTACTGCTAATTATTCATGGATACTAGAAGAAATAGGCACTGTAGAAGCTCAAGAATACAGAATACTATCTGTAAGAGAAGCAGATAGTAACATATATGAAATAGCTACTTTAAAGTACCATGGAGTAAAGTATGATTTAATTGAAGATAATATAGAATTTTCTTCTAAGTCTACTAGTTCTTTACCAAACCCTTCGGGAGAAGTGCCCGTACCAGAAAATTTAATAGTAACCGAAGAACTATATAAAGATTCTAGAGAAATAATTAAAAATAGAGCTACTTTTAGTTGGAAAGCCCCTGCGTCTTACCCTTATATAGCAGCTTATTATGTAGAATGGAGACGAAATTCTCCCACTGAAACCAATTGGATGCCTTTAGGGGAAACTACATCTACTAGTATAACTATTGAAGATGCCCCCGCAGGGGATATTGAATTTCGAATTAAAACTAAAAGGATTTTTTAATATGGCGACTTATTCAAAATATAAACTTACAGGAAATATAACTCTTTTAGGCAAAACAGCTAGGCCTGCTAATGTAGAGTTTAACGCTGCTAGTCCCGCAATAAACTCGGGGGCGGCGGGTTTAACTATAAGTTGGAAGGAGATTGAAACTCTTTCTTCGGCTTGTAAAAACAGTAGTGGCTCTGCAGTACCCTCTCTTACGACTCAATACGCCTGTGAGGGGGCAGGGTCTTGTTCCGCGACGGCTTACACAACTCAAGATACCTGTGAAGCGGCAGGCTCGTGTAAAAGAGTTAGTGATGATTCTGCTGTTTCTGCCTACACAACTAAAGAGACCTGTGAATGGGGAGGCACTTGCTCTAACTCAAATTATTCAACTAAACCCGAATGTGAAAGACAAGGACACACCTGGACTTCTACAAATTATTGGGATAGTACTAATACTTGGACGAGTTCTAATAATGTATGGACGGAATATAATAATGTTTTAGATTTTAAAGAATACGTAGTTCAACGGGCACCTTATAATAGTACAACATGGGAAGATACCTTAAACAATAATACCGAAGTTTATAGGGGCAAAGCCTTAGAGTTTTTATTCACAACGACTCAAAGTGACTGGAACAGTATTGTTAGTGCTGGAGGTATAACGTTTTTAATTAAAGTAGTAGATACTACAGGTAACTATTCGGCGGAAGCGGATGACTGTACAAGGGCTATAGCTATAGCGGATGCATCACGATTTTATCCAACAGTTAGAATATATCGTCAAACAACTGAACCAGTTGCTTCTGATGGGATGAATGAGGGGGATATTTGGTTTGACACAGACTCTGTTCCAATTAATAGACAATATGTTTATACAGGTAGTGGTAGTGGTTGGGAAAGTGCAGAGGGATCTGCTGGATTAAACACAGCTACAGTAGCTTTATATCGTAAGTCTACGAGCAGTTCTACCGCTCCCGCCGCTTTCAGTGGTACTTTTACGTATACCTTTGCTACTGGAGCAGTTACAGGAGGCACACTTAACAGTTGGACTACTACAGTTCCTAATCTTTCTGCCGGAGAATACGCATGGGTACGACAAGCTACAGCTAGCGCTAATACTACTACTGATTCTATTGCTACTTCCGAATTCTCTACTGCTGTAGTACACAGTGGAGTCGGATCAGACGGTTCTAGTATAACAGGCGCAGCAGGCAATTCTAATGCTTTAGTAGCTTTATATAGAGCATCTACGAGCGGTTCTACCGCTCCCGCCGCTTTCAGTGGTACTTTTACGTATACCTTTGCTACTGGAGTAGTCTCAGGAGGTACACTTAACAATTGGACTGCTACAGTTCCTGCTGTAGCTCAAGG